GAAATAGGGGAAAAAGACAACGGGCCTGTAAGTAATGATGTTTGATAATCAACGTTTATACCACTTAAAACACTAGGAGTACCACTAGCAGATAATACCGGTCTTAGGGATTTAAAATATTTTAGCTGACCTTTAGCCCCAAAATAGCTTTCTGCCTGTCTTAAATCAGCGTCTATATCCGCGCCGTTATCGTCCAAATCATTCCAAAATCTATAAACCCTTCCAGAACCGCCATAATAGCTATTTTTTTCTAATATGGCCCAGCAGTTAGCATCTATGTTCTTGAACCTTCCCCATGAACTAGTAATTGTGTTCATGGCGTACTGTTCTTGGTCTCTACCTTCACTGACTGGAATATTTACTAACAGCATATCAGCTTGCGGAAAATGGTGTATTTCCCAACCAAAATTAGCCCTGTAGTTAGCGGAGGCGTCTGTCATGGATTTATTTATCTTTTCAGTGATCGCCACATTAGGATCAGTACTGGCAGATACTACCAACCGACTTAAAGGAATAACCCCGTTAACAGTAATAATTAACAAATCGCCGTTGAACTTCTTTAAACATCGCCTACCTATAGGTTCTCCAATGTCCCAAACACCCTTGAGAGACCATGTACTACTGGAAGTAGGGTCAGTGCCTATGTAGACAATTACTTGACCTTCAGAGGTGATAGCCGCCCAATAATCATCAGCACCTTCGCCAGCATCTAATGTCCACGTACCGATCGACATCAAGAAACCGCCTTTAGTAGCGATTCCTCCTAAGTCTATAGCTCTAGCTTTCCCACCAACAGAGTCAACGGGTAAATAAAAGGCTTTCAACGAATTTATAGTAACTAGCCACATTCGACGCTTATGCACCGCTGCATTTATAATATCCGAAGTGGTTAAACCCGTGATTGCAGGAGTTGAAACCCCAGTAATTGCAGTCCAGCTTGAGTTATCCCAAAATTGAGGACTGTCTATGCCGTTGAAAGTGCAAAGGTAAGACGTACCAGAAGAATTAGTAAAATTGACATGTTGCCATCTAGCGTTACTTAGTGACCCGACTACAGCCGCACCCGCTGAACCGGCGGTCGTAACGTCATAAAATGAGTCAGAAGCAGCACAAAATAGAGTTTCTGTTCCGTCAGGGTTGTTGTAGGTCATTAATGACTCTACTTCAGCATTAGACGCTATATCGGTAACGTGCTCTTTTGTGCCCTTTCTGACTCTTATATCATTGGTTTCGGGGAAATAGTTAATAATCTCCATGGCGTCTGTTTCTGCCATGTTTGCGGCGGAATCTCTAGTATTCCAACCACCCACAGGAGCAGGCAAACTATAAGTTTGCGAGACTTGTCTGCCAGGGGGTGATTTGCTGAAAGTAGGTTTTCTCATGGCACCCAACTACCAGGAGGCACGGCTATTCCCGGCATCCTATTAACCGCCGCCGAAGATGAGCTATTTAATCTTGGTTTCCCACCATCCCTGCCTATAGCGTCATTCACCTGGGTTTCGTATGTTTGGAAATCTTGCGAATATTCCAACCCCTTACGCTTTAACCATCGCCATAAAACGCCCAATTCCATTAATCTTTCATCCAGAATGCCAACATCATTATCAGCAGCCCACGCAGCCTGTCCGGTTCCGCCAGAGCTTTCACACCAAAATTTAGACTTATACTCAAAAGCAACAGTATCAGCGGAGGGGGGTGTAGGCTCAATGAATAGCTTTCTTTGATTTATTCGGTACCTTAAATAGGGAGCCGTCACCACAAAGGATTGTAAAGTTTGCCAATATCGTGGAGACAAGCCGCCAGGGATAGGCAATGTATCTGTTCTGTTCCACATTGTATCATTAATTATGTAATCAAAATCTCCATCTGTGACTACCGCTGAATTCAACAATCCTTGATCCTGAGAAGAAGTACTCAACGTAAAGGTATTTTCCTTTATTAAATCCGTCCAACCATACCTAGAGGCTAAATCTCTGCCTTCTCTTTGGGCAATCTGTAAAAGCTGTACAATTTGCCTATCAGTATTACCTACCACCGTTGTGGGTGATGGTATTCCTATGTCTTCAGCTACGTTCTGACATATCGTTAATAGAGTCATCTTTTACGCTCTTTGCTGGCCTACCCCGTTTAGGCTTATTGTTTAATTTAGCTTCAAGTTCTGCGATTTTATTCTGCAAATCTGAGTTTGTCTGAGATTGCTTTGCCTTGCTTTCAAGCTCTAATTCAAGAGCTGCAATTTTAGCAGCAGCAGCACCTATATCATGCGAGCTATCAAGATAAGCAATTGCCTTTTTCTTTATGTCCCTGGCACCCATCCCTATATTAGCTAAAGCCTCTTCTGTAGCCTCTGCCAGCCTTTGAACGGTATTAATCCCGATATCAAGACATTTTTTCTTGTGCATTTCACTGATCATTGTCCATTCTATGATAGGTATGCCGTCGATAGGAGTTTCGCCCTTGGCTTCCCATGCTTTGAAATGTCTAATACAGTAATCGTAATAGTTTTGACTTATTCTGCGATGCCTTAAATCTGATTTAATCTTATCAAGCCATGGGGTTGTCTCTGTGTATATATATTGAGGCTCTGTAACTATCTTTGTTTCTGGCTGCGTTAAGGTTTCAAAGTATATTTCGCCGTTTTCGTCTTCTTTTTGTATTTTTCTCTCAACGATAGAAGTCTTTTCTCGCTCAACCAATTCCTTTGTTATTCCAAAACCTCTTACTATTGCCGGAACTTCACACTTATTATCACCTGCTGCATGAATGAAAACCTTAACAACGTTCCTGTATTCTGTTTTACCCGTAATATTAGAGGCGTGTCTATCCTCCACAGCTTCATGGGCAAATCTTAGGAATGGTGGCTTTTCGTCCCTTCCCTCATAGTCTCTCACATCATTCATAATTTAATCCCCTCAACCCTTAAATCTCTTTTTGATATATGAAAAATAGGCTCTTTGAATTCTACCTTAAACCCATTGCTAGTTAAAACTTGACTCAATTCTTTATTAGTCCAACACCATTTATGCAGCATATCAGGCTTAGGGTCTCTTGGATCTCCAAATATACCCAATAAAGTTAACCTAATATTATCCTCTCCTTTCGCTATCATATCAGCTATTTTATCCATAGAGGGCATTTCCAAGCTCAATTTGCCTCCTACGGTGAGTATTCTACACCATTCCTTGAGAACTTCATCTATCGTAAATCTATGTAAATGCTCAAATAAATGTATTGCTGTTATTTCTGACACTTCACCATCTTCAAACGGAAGTTTATCAACGCTTGCTAAAATATCTGGATTCCCGTTTGAATCAACATTTATCCAATTATTAGGCCATTTATGAACACCGCTCCCTAGATGGATTCTAATAGGTTTAGCCATTTTGCCCCCACTATTTCAGGTGAATAGGTTTCCTTAATGTAACTTTGCCCCTCTGCTACTAAATCGTTCAAGTCTGATTTATAGTGTTTTGCCCATCTAATTCCGGTATTTATCTCACCCACCCAGAACATTTTAAACTCTTCATAGGCTGGATGATTAGAGCAAACCGGGAACAATCCAGACATAACAGCGTTAATCAAACGATTATTAGACTTATATTCCGAGCCTTTAGAGGTAGGAAACAAGGCTATATTCGACTCCTCAAGCCCTCTTTTTAGGTTTTGGGGGCTATAAAATGTAGTCTCCGGCACTTTAGATGGCCCGGTAATTATCCTTAGACCGTTATCTCCGAAAACATCAACAATGCTTTTTATGTCTTTTGTGTTGGTTTCATGACCAAACCACAAAAACTTCTCGCCTTCTGCATGAGGAGCTAATTGTTCAAATTCGTAAGGATCAGGAATAACTACGGCGTCTCTGCCTTTTTCGTTTATTAAGTTTTTTGTGAATTCTGTTGGAGTGACTATTAAATCAGCCCTTGCGAGCATAGATTCGTATATAGGCCCCAGTCTTGGGTGTTCAAAGTGCGGATCTCCGATATCAAATATTATCGTTGCTCCTTGGTCTTTCATAAAACTTGCTAAATCGTCGTCCTCTTGAGTCGGTTTTGTAAAGACAACAACGTTAGCTTCACCGCAATTTAAGAAAGTCTCAACCCCCTGGCTATTGAGATACTTAGCGGGCATCTTGCACCGATACCTAAAAGACGCCATAGAATCACCGCCGCTATGAATAAAGCATACTTTCATTGGATTTTGCATCAATTCACAATCATTCATAAGGCGTCATATACCCCCTTTCTGGATATTGCTTTTTAAACTCATCCTCATAATTCCAGGCAGTTAGCAATACAGGCAATTCGTCGTCTTTGAATTCTTCTATTATCTCTATCGCTGTACCAGGAATGTACAAACCCTTCTTAGCAGGCGTGTTATCAACACAATATTCAATACACTGACCAATGCCTAATTGATGAATCAAAGTAGTAGCTTTAGCTGTGGCACCCCAAATACAGAACTTTGAAGGTAGTTTTTGGATCAAATTTAACTGATTTTCGGTTATTTTACCTTTGTAATATTCCCATGGTATTGGTCCTTCAAAAAAACCCAAAGCACCACTTAATCTTGCACAATGCATCCTAATAGATCCACCATGGTTGGGGATTGCTTCATAATTTTTTATTTCAAGATTGTGCTTTTTAAGAATTTTTACCCAAGGCTTTAAAGTGTGCTGATCGTGGTGCTCATGGTATATGCCGTCATATAAACCATTCTGTACCATGTCGTGGAAGTATTGAAACTCGACAACAAGGTGACCATCTTCGGCTAATAAATAATCTATACCCTCGAAAACCTTATCCAAGTCGTCAATGTGGGCAAGCACGTTATTAGCAACAATTAAATCAGCTTTCCCGTCCCATCTTGATTTGATGGTTCTGGCGGCTGAAATATCGAAATTCATAATCCATGAAGGAAAATCACCAGCCGGATCAACCCCTATAACTTGATCAAAAAACTCACCTAGAGCGTAAACATTAAGCCCATTATTAGAGCCTATTTCTACTACTTTTTTTGCTTCTGGATAGAGTTTTTTTAAGTACTCGGATGTTGTATTTAATGCCGAGACCTGCTCTTTTGGCGTTTTATATTTGTAGTCTTTGTACAAATCAACTAGAACATGCCTATTTTGAACATGAGAGCATACCTTGCACTGCATTAGGTCTAAGGGGTAAAATTCACCCTTCATTGGCTCTTTTTGGAATTTATTTGCTATTGGTGTGGGTTTTAACTCTAGTTGTAAATTCAACCCGCCGCCACACATTCTGCACGTTTTACGTTCGTAATTCCCCATATATCCCCCTAAGCGCTTTTAATCATTCTTTCCTTATGTACTGATTTACCCATAATATCCTGCCATGTACAGGAACTAACAGACTCTTTTAGCTCATCCCTCCACTGTTTAGAATATTCACAATCTTCAGTTTCCTTAAAACAAGGAATACCTTGGGTAAAGTGAACAATCTTAGCGTTAGGATTTTTGCCCGAATACGGCACAATATGATTGTAATCTTTAGGAAGTTCGGCAACCTTTCCCCATTCAAGCTTCTGTGGTGCTCCCTGTTCGATAAACTCAGGAGTTAAAGACTTGCACAAGGGGTTGTTGAATAACATCATAGAAGGCCATTCAAAGCGCTCTACACCCTCTTTTACTACTGCAAGAGAATTGCCTTGAAATTGATCTTCGGACAAATCTAGATCGCTTATATCGGTTAAACAGAGCATATCGGCATCTAGGAATAACGCTACTCCTTCGTAGTTGCACAGATATGGTACTAGATACCTTGTGAATGTAAATTCTGTTAGCCCCTGCCTAGTGATAGGGAGCTGGCTAATATCCAACCTTGTGATTGAGACTGGTTTTGAAGCTCTGGACATAATCGAATGCGCCAGAACATTAAAAGCCACCGGCTGGCGTGCATCGTACCCTATAAAAACCCTCATGCATGAAACCCCCTTTTTACCCTCTGCTCTATAATTGCAGCAATTAAACCCCCACCAAACGCCTTGATACTTGCGTCTGGCATTACATCGTAAGTCTGTTGGAAATCATCGGCTTGCTGAGCCATTGCCATATTACACAAAAAAGTCTCACCGCCTACAATTACGTCAATAGTCTTAGTGTTTTTCCCTAACGGTCCTGAATCCCACCTTTTAGCCTTTTTACTGTCAAGGCAAGAATCCATGCCGTACAAGTGAAATTTTCTAAATCCTTGCACATATCCTACAGTAATAGCCCTTAATCCTGAAGTAGTGCCGCCTCCTATAGCTATTCTATTATCTCCTAGAACTTCATCAGTCTCAGGTGAATCCATCCAAGCATGCCACAATAATACCCTTCTACCTTTCAATGTATCAAAGGTATCTTTATGACACCTGGAGGCAATCATATATAGGGTTTCATCGTTTATATGTTTGAAATTCTGGGGCATTGGTCTTGGGTCTGTGGTGAGGAACATATCAGGCGTTATGCCTTTTTCCATCAACCAATCATGACCACCGTTAACCGAACATAAAGGTCTACCTAGTTCAACCTCACGCCTTATGGCTTCTTCCTGGCTATTAAGAGACGGGCCACTCCCCACAATAACGAATGTCCCATCGTTCTTGCAGGGAGGCTGGCCCATTTCCGTTAATCCCAAAGATAGGGAGTACTCGATTTGAGTTTTTAACTCTTCTCTAGTGCCATAGGCACCTACATCTATCTTCAGTTTATCCATTTACTGACCATGTGGAGCAATAAAAGCTCTAGTTGGCACAATTAATGTTCTGGCAGTTGCGTTTGATACCGAAGTAGCTCCCGCCTTCATTACTACACCAGCAACCATTGCCTGGGTAATAGTGGCGTCATCGAGAATACCAGCAGTTGCAGTAGTATAGAGAGTGATTTTATCTCCAACGTTAGCAGCTACCTCACCGATTGGCCTACCAGAAGTTTGAATCCAGCAATAGGAACCAGAAGGGCAGCTTGTTTGCGCCCATCCGACCTGCTTACTATCTCCAGTTGAATTTGCCACGTTAGCTGTAGCCAGCGATCTACATGTGAAGTCTTCCGCGATTACAACGCCGTTATACTGCGCAACTCCCGAAAGAGCCTGACAGTACATTGCTGTACCACCATCATTAGTATCAACTACTGTGCCGGTAACTAAAAGTGCGGTAGTACTAACCTTATCTAAGGCTTGAGCGATAGGAAAGGGGTTTGTGTGATGCGTCATTACAGTCATAATATTACCTCCTACGCGTGTAGCGTCCCTTGTAGCCCACGGTTAGAGCAAACCAAATTGCCCATCCAAAGGATTGGAATTACTACAGCGTCCATATTGATGGCTTTTTTATCTTCCATCTGCGTCATTTGAGCATCTTTGTGACACACCAATTTAAGATAGTCAGTATTCAACATGTAGCCCGTACTAGCCGGAATGCCAGAACCACCATCGTGTACAACTTGTGCGCTCTTATAATTGATAGTTACAAGACCTGCACTAGCATTATCTGAAGATGTAGTGGTATCAGCAGTGTAACGCTTGTTAGATACTTGAGATCCTTCAAAAAACGTGTAGTAGTCGTTTGAAAGCACGATCAAGTCAGGCTGATCAGAGCCACGAGTTAACTCCAGCCATAATTGAAGCATAAAAGGATCTTCAAAAGTGCTTGAACTTACCGTGATAGCGCCGCCTGAGATAGGGCTAGATGCGTCTTGCACTTTGCCTTGCCAGAATGTAAACGTATCACCAGAAATACCACCAAGACTACCACCTGCTGTTGCAGGGATAATAGCTTGTAGCCCGTTGATCTGATTAGCGCTTGTGCCATCGGAATAGATATCAGAGGACATCTGATTCCTAAAGGTTCTCATAGCATTCTGTAACCTTGATTTTGCCAAGTTAATAATGCGAGATTTGCCGCTATTCTCTCGCAATTCTTGACCAGATGCGGTTACATGTACTGCTGAGTTTTTCCAGTTATACTCCGCTGAGCTTAAAACGTCGCTCGCTGAAATATCTAGAATGTCGTATCCTGCAAATCGCTGATATGTACCATTTTCTGCGTAGTCTAGCGGCTCAACAATTGATAGCCCGCCATCCTCAACAACCTTTCGGCCCTTTTGATTTAAACGCTTCAAAAGTGAGTTGTTATTGGTGACATTATCAGCAAGTTCCTTACGGTGATTACGGAAGGTGGTTGTTACCAACTCCGTAAACGTACTATTGGGGCTTGCCATAATTAAATCCTCTTAACCTGAGTTTATTCTATCGTACTCTGCATTTAGAGTATCATCCATAGAACCTAGTTTTTGTGCTTTGCCATTATTACTACCGCGAGTATCAAGATTTAGCTTCTGGGCTTTCTTGGCTTTCTTGGCTTTGGCTAGCTTTTCCCTTTCCTCAGATTCCGCTATAGAGTTCTGGCTCTGTAACAGTTGTCTTGTTTCAGGGTCTGACCATGACGCACTCTCATAAGCCCTTTCGAGAAGCTCTCTAGTTGAAAGCTCTGGGTTTGAAGTGCGAAGGTATCCAAGGTCACCTATTAATCTACCCCATACGTTCTCGGCATAGGGGAATTTCAGCACACCTTTAGAATCTTTTTCATTAAGAAATTCCATTGCAATCTTCTCATTTTGAGAATTTAGGCGTTCTTCAGCCTTTTGCTTTTCTGAATCTCTATCGTTAATTAACTGCGTTACTCTTGGGTCTTCGTAATACTGTTGAGCTGGTTGAGCCTGCTGAGCCTGATTGTTTTGAAAAAAGCTCATATCAGCGCCCATATTTATCGCTGTCTGTAGCAATAAATTAGACTTTTCAGCCGGACTAGCAGTACTTAACCTGTGATAGCTGTCTAACATCGATTCTATAGCTTTTTCAGGGCTTACATTATTAGCCCTAATTGTCGCCATGTAAGGCGCTACCATCTTCTCTATAGAGTCGGCGTATCTAATCTTATCCTGGTTTAACTCGAAGGCGTTATTGTTCTCACCTTCGCGCTTTAAAATCTCTCTGCGTATATCTTTATCTATCCCTGACCATGAATCCTTGCTTTTAGCAGTCCACTCTTTAGGGGCGTTGGCAATCTCTGGGTCTTCATCTTCTGCAGTTTCTGCAGTTTCTTCTTCATCTTCTGCAGTTTCTTTAATAACATTAGACTGAACTGCAGTCTCTTCTTCTGCAGTATCTGCAGTTTCTTCGTTATTTTCGGCATCTGCAATTTCTTCAGAATCTTGTTCTGCAGTCGCCTCTGCAGCCTCTTCTTCCTGAAGCTTGTCGAATATCTCGCTTAACTCTTCGTCGATTTTATCGTTAGTTTCCTGATTCATCCCCTAACCCCCAGTTTAATGGCTCGTTATCCTTCTCTAAATTGTTATAGCCGTGTTCAATATCGTGATAAGTCTGGTTTAGAGTTTCCTCCATTCCATCCATTAACTTTTCTTCTTTAGCGGCATTATATCTGTCTGCCTCTTTCTGCTCTTGATAACGCCCCTCATATACTCTTGAGCCTGTTCTAGCTAACTCGTATTCATGCTGAGCTTTACTGGTGATATATTCGTGAGTAATCATTGATTGATAAGGCTCGAAATTACTGCAAAACACCATAGGTGCCTTATTGACCTTTCTATAGTATTTTTTGTTCCATTCGCTAATATGGATCATTTTGCCAGTTTCTTTGCACTGCTTGTAACGGCCT